TCTCTATTGCTACATCCTCATTCAGCCCAGCCTTTTCAAAAGCAGTAACAGTAGAAGCCCAGTAATCTTCTGAGTCCTCTAAAATTTTTTCTGCTTTTTTCGGACCAATCTTGGGACAGCCTGAATAGTTATCAGTGCTATCGCCTACTAATGTTTGGTAGTAGAACCAGTAGTCAGCTTCTTTCTTATCAATGGTAACGTGCTTACCATCAATGAAGTGTCGGGCTGGTATAGTTAGTAGGTCTTTATCAAGTGACCAGATCACACAGTCAGAGTCAGTCCCTGCCATGATACCTAGTACATCATCTGCTTCTAGCTTGGGTATGATTATCCCATTGTACTTTTCATGAAGGTACTCTTTTGCGTAGTTCAGCAGCATAGGCTTGCGTGTGTCTTTACGATTAGCCTTGTAGTAGGAGGCTACTTCTTTCCTGAAGTTCTGTTTGTCAGAGATACAAGCAACAAAGTTATTGATGCCACTCTGTTCCCTTAACTGGTCAATGAACATTTCCATTAACCTCTCAACATCAGGCTCAAAGGAATGCAGTGTCCACATACCATCACCCCAATCAATAGCAGACTCGGCAGCACTAGCAGCTCGGTAAGCTATGATGTCAGCATCTAAGTATAGAGTATCACTCATAAGGTTCCTCCTCTTGCTCTCGCTCTAGTTTCTCTGCCTCCTCCTGCATTTGTTTGGTCATTACAGTTATGCCTGTCATGACTTGAATCCACTCAAGGTAAGCATCGACAACTAGCTTGGCAGCGAATGCTACACTCACGACCAAGAAGCTTGCGGTTAGTATTAGTTGAAAGAAAAATTCCATATTGTTACACTCGTGTAAGTGAATTTAAAACTTGAATTGCATAAGCAGTTGGCATCTTAAACCACTCACCCCTACGCTCTTCGGCTACGTCCTCTGCTAGCTTATGTGCCTCTGCCTCTGATGCTCTACGATCTGTAGAAGCAACAGCATACTTGAGCTTGAAGTTACGGAAAGGACAGGATGTTTGGTAACCCTTACACCTATCGCCGGCATCAACTGCCATTCCAATCTTCACCCAAGCAGGCCATGCAGGATTAGTGATAACATAAACATAACCATCTTTTACTGAGTCCAGTTTCTGATGGCTGTGTGCATCATCCCAGTTGTTATAACGTCCAGCCTTATGCAGTGGATGGGTGAGGGGGATGTACTTACCAGCAACATACATTCGGTTGCGGTTACGCTTGTCCATCGTTTCCTTCTTATCCTTGTAGTAATAAGGTCTGCCTGTTGTTGGGTTAATGCGTGTCTGCCCAGTTGTTTCCGTAGTTGTACTCTGCATCGAGTGGGCATCTGAAGTTGTAATACTTCTCTGTGTCGTGCATTGCTTTAACGATAAGGTCACCTACTTTCTCCTCAATTCCTTTCTTTACTTGAACCTGTACTTCATCATGAACAAACGCCACTATCGCAACTTCTTCTTCAGTGTAACCATGTTCTTGTAAAAGTTCTGTTATCCGAATGTACCAACGCTTGCATAAAATACTGCCACAACTTTGAAGCAATGTATTTAATGCAGCATGACTATGGCGAACTGGTATACGTCTGCCATCAAGCCCTTTGATCCACCCTCGCTCGGCTGCTTTGTTCACAGCTTCACGAAGTTTCTTTAGTGCTGGTGTACGATCAAGAAATTTCTTCTTAATCTTCTTACCTTCCTTTGCACCCTTGCCAATGATTGAACCAATCTTAGCGTCCCCTGCCCCATACAAAAATCCGTAGATAAAGGTCTTAGCTTGTGGACGAGACTCCAATCCTGCTGCGTTTTGATTAGCAGTATGGATGTCACCCTCAAGTATTTCCTTACCATAGGCTCCGTTGTCATAGAGTGCAGTGTAGTGTGCCAAGCATCGTAGCTCTAAGCCTGAAGCATCAGCACCAAGCAGACTGTAACCTTCAGGAACAGTGAATAGCTCTCGGCATTCACGACCATAAGGTGCAGATAGGCTAGGAACTTGGCCCGTGTTTGGGTTCGAATGGGTACATCGTGATGTCACAGCACCCATGTGATTAACACGACCATGAATCTTGCCATCTTGTACAAGCTTCAACCAGCCTTGCTTACCTGTAGCTAGCTGCCCTAATCGTTTAGCTAACATAAGGAACTCACACAGTAGCTTTGCCTCTGGCATCTCAATACCTTGCAGCACTGTTTCGTCTACCTTTGGCTCACCACTAGGGGTGAAGTCAGCAGGCTTCCATCCTCGCTTCATCAAACGATCAGCGATCTGCTGTCGGGATGCTGGGTTAAATGGAATGACTTTTGTTTTGGTCTTGAGTTCTACAATCGTAGGCTCAAAGGTTGCTATCAGTTCGTCCTCAATCTCTTGCTTGCGCTGGGCTAGTGTAGAGAACAGGGACTCTGCTTTTGATACATCGAACTCGAAGCCTCGTTGCTCTTGATTGAACAACTGAGTTGCCATGTTGTGTTCTAACTCTATGGCATCAGACGAGAATGCTTTACCTGAGATAAGCATATAAAGATCACGAGTAACAAAGGTATCTTGAACACAGTATGTCAACATATCCTGTGAGAAATGATCCCATGCAGTTTCTTGTTCACCATAGTCACCCTTGTTATTACCAAGGCGTTGACCCCAAGCCTTTAGGGAATGGCTACCCCAAAGCTTAGTAGGTATCTTTTTACGTTTGCTATCTAGCTCCATCAGGTTAGGCCAAATGGTTCTTGAACAAACTAAAGTATCGAGAATGTCACCCTTAAACTCGAAGCCCCAAAGCTTCTTGAGTACAGGCATATCATAGCCAATAAGGTTGTGACCTATAAGTTGGTCAGCTTTCTCCATCAAAGGTATACTGTCTTTAAGTGTATCCTCGTAAAACTCCCAGACTTCATATGTGTCTACATCGACTAGTACCACACAGTGTATGGTGGTCACTGTATTCAATAGGTTGTCTGCTTCTATGTCTAATATGTATCGCTTCATTGCCCTGTCTCCGCAGTAGCTGGTTAATTAATTGTGTCAATTTCTTCCTCGTAGATTACTTGGAACTCGTTGAAGCTAGGCCAACGACCCATGTCACCGACTTCTTCTTCCAGTTCCTTTAGTGCTAGTAGGTACTTGACGTACTCTTTCTTCATGCCCTCAATATCTCCGTCTATCAAAATGGATCATCCTCTTGTGGTTCATCGTTAAACATTTCCTCAACCATCCTACCTGTCTCTTTGCTGTATCGAAGGGAGCAGGATTCTCCTGTCTCGCCTGTCCATCGGTTCTTCAAGATGCGAACAGTAGTTAGGTTGGGGTTCTCTTTGTCTTGCTGGTTACGCTCTAAGCCAAGCACCATGTCACTCAGTTGAGCGATAGCTGCTGAACCTCGAAGCTGGGCAAGGGTTGTGACTGCACCTTCCTCGTGACCTTTGTCGCCTGATGGACGCTTTAGGTGTGAGACAAGTATCAGTCCTATATGTAACTCCTCCGTCAGTGTACGGAGTTTTGTCATCGTATTATCAATAAGCCTACGTTCATCCCCGTCCCCCATTCCAGATACAACAATACTAAGATGATCGAGAATGATATAAGAGCAGTTGCACCCCCTAGAAAGGTAGCGAATCTTGGAGAGAAGATTGTCAGAGTCTGTACTACCCCAATGATCGTACAGATAAACACGACCAGACCCCACTGTAGCGTCAAAAGCATTGCGAAGTTCCTCCTGTGTTACCCCATCTGTTCCAAGATGGAGTGGTTGGTTCATCTCAATAGCCATCAAGCCTAGAGCAGTACGCTTCACGCTTTCCTCTAGTGCTATGTAGCCAATCGTTTCGCCCTGTTTAAGTAAGCTATGGGCAAACTCACGAGTGAGCTGCGACTTACCAATGCCAGAGCCAGCAGTTACTGTAACGATCTCACCCTTGCGTAAGCCTTGGGTCTTTTCGTTCAGTCCATTGTAAGGGTACTGAGCAGCATCAACATCATCATTGGCTGTAACAATATCCCAAACATCCTGTCCTGCGAGGATGCCATCAGGTCTGTGTGTCTTAGCTTCCCATACAGCATCAACCAGTTCTTTAACTCGGCTGTTCTGTAGCATATCGCTAGCATCCTTGAGTGGAAGCTTGGCAACCTTACACTTACCTACGCTGAATAATCCTGCACATTCCTCAGTAGCTTTACGACCAGCTTCATCCTGATCGAACATCAAGATTACACTGTCGAATTTCTCTAACCATTCGAGAGAGTTTGTTAGGCTACGCTTTGCACCAGCAGCACCTTGACCTATTGAAACTACAGGCCATCGGTTCTGAAAGGCTTGGCTCATAGAGAGAGCATCTAACTCACCCTCGACAACAGTAACCATCTTACCACCATCACGCCATAAGTGCTGTCCATATAGACCAGCGTTCTTAGCGTTGCCTTTGAAGATGAAGTCCTTGTTAGGGAACCTAATCTTCTGTCCTACAATACGGCCTTTATCATTACGATAGTTGGCTATCTGTACTGTCTGTCCATTAAAGTTACCGACTTCGTAACCCCACATTTTACAGGTATCGGCAGACAACTTTCGCTTTCCTAAAGCAATGCTTTCACCTCGTATGGGTGAGAAGCTTTCTTGTGTTGTTTCTTCCACATCGAACACTTCTGTATTCTCCTCTGCATTGGTATGGGTGTTACAAGAGAAGCAGAAGTGATGTCCGTCTGAGTACAGAGCATTGGCATCACTACTCCCACAATGTGGGCAAGCTTCCTTCCTTATCAGTGTGCTTTCTTCAAGCTCACTCTTCATCGTCTTCTGCATCCCAGTAGCCGTCAGCTACTAGTACGTTTTCAATCTCAACTGCCCACTGATCTAGCAGATGGAACAACTGATCTAGCTGTCGAACATTAGCTTCTTGAGCATATGTTGCTATGGCTTCCTCAATGACATGAGGGGTTACTTCAATTTCAGTTTCGATAATCATGGTCTATCCACTCCTCTGGTATTTCTTCTCCCTCTGCCCAGAGAAAGCCTTGCCTATCTGCCCACTCACCACAGGTCATTTTGGTTCCGTCTTTTCTTTTCTTCGCCCCATGTATCGGGGAGTTTCCACGCTGGAATAGAAAACGAATATCCAAGTCTGGGTGCTGGGCTTTGACAGCTTTCATCTTTCGCTGTGCGTCCTGTCGGAAGAAGCCTTTAAGTTCTATGTAAATGTCACCGACTAGTAGGTCAGGATAATACTTACGCTCTACTGTGTAGGGTAAGCAGTGAGGCTCGTACTGATACGAGACCCCACGCTGATCTAGTTTACCAATGACTCGCTGTTCAAAAGTCCCCTTGAGCTTCGCCATTATCGGTAGCCTCATCGTCAAAGGGAGTATCTTTCGCATCGTCTTTAGCTACTGCTTCGGATACGAAACCATCTTCATCATCAAACATGGAAGAACCTCCCCCATACTCAACAAGGTCAATGACTTGAACACCCTTCATTCGGAGTGAGACACCTACTGTCTTGGTGGATGCCATCATGTAAGGGATAGGCTCGTAAGCTACCTTAATGACAGACCCATTACCAATGGCAGTATCTTTATCTAGTGGTTTGCGCTTGGCATCGACCACGATTGGCTTCTGCTCATAGGTGTCACCAGTACGAGTGACTACCTTGGCTTTCAACTTCAACTTAAATTCAATGTTACCAGTGGCATCACCATTCTGGTCATACTCTGGTTCGTAAGGTGTCTTTGTGGACAGGCCATTCTTTAACTTTGGTTTAGCCTTGATCTCTACTTCCCGTCGCGGATCAACGAAACCATCAAGATACTCAACAACTTCAACAGCTTCAGCT